ATCAGACTTGGGAACCCCAATCCGGTTTTTCCTACCGGGATCTCAAAATGGAACGGACAGTCAACACCGAGTTGCAAATCCCTTACCCCTCACTTGATGTGGAGGTAGGGAAGAGCTTAACGTCTCTTAAAAGGACGCTCGATGCCGTTTCGCTGTTTGCAAACCCTGCCCTGAAAGGGCGTTACTAACCCGCACGTAAGTGCCGCAGCGTCCTCCGAACCGCTGTGTATGGAAAGGAAAGCGCAATGTCCGCAATCGCAAACATCGTCGCCTTTGATGGCGCTACCCCTCCCGTCTCTCACACGCTGGTCCCGATCTCTGTCACGCGCGAGCGTGGCAAGGTCGTAGCAGTGTACCGGGAAAAGCTCCCGACCCTGCCCGAAGAGGCGCAGGTGTTCGTGGTCTATACCCAAGAGCAGACGAAGGCTGGTACGACGATCACTACCGTTGACGTCAACGTGCCCGTCATGGAAAGTGTTTCGGGTGTTAACTCTTCGGGCTATACCGCTGCACCGAAGGTGGCGTTCATCGACCGCAACGTGTACATCAACTATGCACCGAAGCGCTCGACCGTTACCTCTCGCCGTCTCGCACGACAACTGACGCTCAACATCTGTGGGAATATCGTCACCAGTGTGGCTCCCGCCACCGCTGGTATGGTACCCGAAGGTGTTGATCTTCTTGTGTCCCCGACGTAACTAACGTCGGTCGCGAGTTTCCACCCATCTCCCCACTGAAAGGAGTGGTTATGTCGAACCTTAAACGACGGAAAGCAGCACCCCGGGTCTCACAATCGTGGGACCGGGTATGGCCAAGGAGTGAACAGCTTGAATTCCTTGACGAAATGTGCCGAATGCACCTGGAGGCTTGCACTTCTAGCCCTCAGAGCCTTGAAATCGCGGACCTTTTGGGATCTCGTGATTATCTTGGCTTGTGCATGTACGATTTGGCTTACGGAGACGATGATGATGTCGTTAATCTCATCCACCTTCGACAGGCCCTAGCCCTCTATAAAAAGAGTAAGCTAGAATTCCCGGGTGTAACCGTGGACCGAAAGGCCGCGGCATTTGGGAAATTCGTACAGTCCGAGCTTGACTGCCGTCGCACCAACGAGTGTTTCCGAGCGCGCGCTAGGGGGGATTTTCAATTCCGCCCCTACGTCGAACGTATACTTCATACGTCCGCACGAAAAATCGCACGAGTACTCGGAGATGCCCCGGAGGTGTCCGACCTAAGTTACTGCTTTGGACCCGGCGCCACGACGGACGTCGTGAAAAGAAAAGCCAGTCCGCGCACAAAGTTGTCCGCTGGCTTCCAGTGTAGCCCGAGCCTCCTGCCACTGCTACCGCGTCTCCTGAATGAGTTCCCTGCATGGTCAGATTTTGTGACCAATGGGTATCATGACGGATCGGAGCAGTGTCCCGCTGAACACGGTGAGCAGGTCAAAGGGGTCCCTGTCGACATTGTCGACGGAGCCCTAGGCTTCGTGCCCAAAAGTAGCCTCGTCGACCGCGGAATCGTGGTCGAGCCCGTGTTAAATACCCTCCTCCAAGGGGGTATCGGGCGGTTAATGGCCGAAAGGCTGTTGACAGAGTGTGGTCTAGACCTTAGACGCCAGGAACCTAACCAGGTTCTGGCGCGTCAGGGGTCCATAGATGGTAGCCTAGCTACCATAGACCTGAGTTCTGCGTCGGATACCGTTGCCACCAATTTGGTGCTCGATCTGCTCCCAGATGACTGGTTCGATCTTCTGGCTGCTACCAGGAGCGGATCCGTTACCTATAAAGGGCGACGAATCGTGCTTGAGAAGTTCTCAAGCATGGGCAACGGAACGACGTTTCCTCTTGAGACACTCCTCTTTTGGTCTTTCGCGACATCAGTTGCGGAAGCCGAGGGATGCGAGGGGGCAGTGCGAGTGTACGGTGACG